ATGGATGAACTAGACAATAACAAATTAAAGGCAGAGGATGACGAAAGAGAAGTGGAAAGTGAGGAAAATCAGCGTGGTGAAGAGATCGAAGTAAATGAAGATCGCCTTCCCTCGCGGGCGATGGCGATCCATGAACATATTCGCCAGGAAGGGGAAAAAGAGATGGAGCGCGATGCGCTGGCCCTGCTATGGTCAGCGATTGCGGCCGGCCTGTCGATGGGGGCCTCCCTGCTGGCGAAGGGAATTTTTCACGTCAAACTGGAGGGGATCCCGGGCGGTTTTTTGCTGGAAAACCTCGGCTACACCTTCGGCTTTATTATCGTAATTATGGCCCGCCAGCAGCTGTTCACTGAAAATACGGTCACCGCCGTTCTGCCGGTGATGCATAATCCCACCCTCGGTAACGTCGGTTTGCTGATGCGGCTATGGTCGGTGGTGCTGGCGGGCAATCTCATCGGTACCGCGGTGGCCGCATGGGCCTTCAATTATATGCCTATTTTTGATGAGCCAACCCGTCAGGCCTTTGTCAGCATCGCCGAAGACGTAATGAAAAACAGTCCGACAGAGATGTTCGCCAATGCGATTATTTCCGGCTGGCTGGTCGCCACCATGGTCTGGATGTTTCCTGTCGCCGGCGCCGCCAAAATCGTGGTGATTATTCTCATGACCTGGCTTATCGCCCTGGCGGATACCACCCATATTGTGGTGGGCTCGGTCGAGATCCTTTATCTGGTGTTTAATGGAAATCTGCCCTGGAGCGACTTTATCTGGCCGTTCGCCCTGCCGACCCTGGCGGGAAATATCTGTGGCGGGACCTTCATCTTCGCACTGCTGAGCCATGCGCAGATCCGTAACGATATGAGCAGCAAGCGAAAAGCGGAAGCCCGCGCCCAGGCGGCGGAGAAAGGGAAAAAGGCCGACCGGGCATAAAAAAAGCGCCCTGAGTGGCGAGGGTTTAAGCAGTCAGACGGTATGGCTCTTACTCAGGCGGGCAAAAAACGCTATACTCGTGCCGCCTTGTCCCCTTAGTTAAATGGATATAAATTAAAAATTAATCAACTTAATGTTTTTATTGAATTTATATCCATTTTAATTTTCATTTAAGTACACAAATATGTACACATAATTTCATCATAAGAGTCAGATTATAGGGCTATCATCCTGCCTCATATCGTTGATCACGTGCGTCGCGACTCCGAGCACTTCAACCTCATCCATGGCATCACCTTCGATCGATTCTCCCTCTACAGTGATGAACGATCTACCCATGAGTTTTGCAAACTGCAGTTCGCCAGCAGAGCGTATAAGCAGAATACTCCCCTGCTTTACCTTCAGCGATAAGTCCAGAACAACATACCCACGGTCGGTTGAGATAACTCGCGAGTTTGCTGTGATGTTGCACAGAGAGTTCACTGTTAACGTGCTTTCAATGTAATCCGTAGCCGGTGACGGGAATCCCACGATTACAGCCCTCCGTTCGGGTTATAAAGCTGGAACGTTCGTTCTTCCCCCTCTTGCGTGGAGACATCACGGAACGTCGTAACATAATGCTCTATCCACTGGTTTGCCTGATGCGGAGACCATATCCAATTAACCTTTGCGAGTTCCAAGATAAACCTGGATGTTGTCACTGTACGGCGGCCATTTGATTCAATGACAATTGCCTGACGCCAGGCCATTTCGATATCTGAGTTTCGCGGCATAATTTCACCTCACATAAATGTCGCGGTAGGGATACCCGTTACCGGGTACCCCCCGCACAGATCCCGGCGTGCGCTATTCACGCACCGGGCTCCTGCCTTGGGTGTCTGGCGGTGAACCGCTCCACAGGCCATGGATGCAGAACCCGAACCTTCGGCAGCCATACGGCTGCCAGTCTGTTTGCTTTCGTCCATGTCGTATCATCCTGCTGGCTCCTGCGCCTCAGCGCCCGTCGCCAGAGGTCTGTTACGTATATCCTGAACTTCCGCATCATGGGATAGTTGCCCGGGACTGAGTGGTAGTTCAGGTATCCCTGAACCACTCTCCTGAGCCATTTTCCCTGTTCGGGGATTGAGTAATGCCAGCGCTTTCGTAGTCCGTCCTTGATCGCTTTCAGTGTCGCCGTCATCCTGTCCCGGCGTGTCTTTCGTATCAGCATGAACCTGCCACTACGGTCTTTCCCACTGATATGCGTGAACCCGAGGAAGTTGAACGTTTCTGGTTTACCTTTTCCCCTGCTGGCGCGGTTTTCGGCTGCGAAGCGGCCGAACTCCATCAGTCGGGTTTTCTTCGGATGTACCGTGAGTCCGAACTCCTTCAGTCTGCGCTGCATGGCTATACGAAAGCATTGAGCGTCGATTCGCTTGTCGAACCCGATGACTATGTCATCTGCGTATCTGACCATGACCACATTGCCTGTGGCATGGCGGCGTCGCCACTGATGCGCCCACAGATCGAAGACATAGTGGAGGTAGATGTTTGCCAGCAGCGGCGAGATAACCGCACCCTGTGGGGTGCCTTCCTCCGATGCCCGCCATTCTCCTTCCTCTGAGGTCCCGGCTGTGAGCCACTTTCGTATGAGCCTGATTACCCTCTGGTCGCCGATTCTGTGTTCTATGAACCTGATTAGCCATTCATGGCTTACCTTGTCGAAGAACTGACTAATATCGGCATCCAGTACCCAGTTTACATTGGTCCGAACCAGCCCTGTGGCCAGTGCGTCCAGCGCATTGTGCTGGCTTCGCCCGGGTCTGAACCCGTATGAAAACCCCATAAAGTCATTTTCGTAGACTGCATTCAGGATCTTAACCAGCGCATACTGGACGATTTTGTCCTCCAGTGAGGCGATGCCGAGCGGGCGCTGTTTTCCATCCGCTTTCGGGATGTAGTGCCGCCTGCCGGGCTGAGCCCTGTAACTACCCTGATGAAGCCTCCGGTGCAGATCTGCTATGTTGACCTTCAGGTTTTCGGCGTAGTCCTTCCACCTGACACCATCAACTCCGGCAGCCGCTTTCCTGCTCAGGGAGAGGAATGCGTTCTCCAGTGCCTCTGCTGTCAGGAGGTGGAACAATGCGGTAAACCGTTCTTTCTTCCGCTGCTTCGCAGCTTCCCGCACGCGTGACAGCCTCTGTGACATACTTTCCCGGCTCTGCGTCCGGCGCATGTGTGGCTGTTCCGCGTTTCCCTTGGCCCCGCTCCTTCGCTCCACTGACTCCGCTCCTTGCGGATTGTTCGCCAGATTCGCAGCTACTATGAGCGAGTCCGACTTCTCCTCTCCGTACATCACCGGCTTCGGCTCCTCGCCTTCCCGGTGCGGGCCATCTCCGGCACTGGCAGATGGTCAGAGGGGAGATCTCCCGGTTCCCGCGTAAAGATCGTATTGACATGCCAGGGTCTCAGACCCCGCCGGGTCCATATGGCACTCGCAGTAACGCACCCTATGATGTTGCCTTCCGTAAACAGTACAACGTCGGCACCCGGGAATTTAATATACATTTCGTGGCTCAATGGCTGGCCTGTCAACACCCCTGTCAACGCTTCGCCCCATACCTCACGGTATACAACGCATGACTCGGGGACCCTGTGGATTGCTGGTCCTTCACTGGTCGGGGACTTTCACCCCTTGATCTTTACCGGTCTCCCGGCGCACACTGTTTTTATATACAGTAGTTATGTTCATTAATCTGATCAATAGAGATTACAGCTATCAATCAGGCACACCGACGCAAAGTAATGATTATTCAGCAGCTGGCAGGTATTTATAGATCGTCTTCACGTCTACCCCGATCACTCCCGCCACCTGCTGACGGGTACCACCTGCATCCAACATCCGGCGGCAGCGTTCCACTACTTCTTCGGTCATTACCCGGCGGCGGCCACCGATGCGCCCCTGCTCCCTTGCCGCTGCTAAACCGGCGCGGGTACGCTCGACGATCAGCTCTCTTTCCATTTCCGCAAGAGCGCTCATTACGTGAAAGAAAAAGCGGCCGGCGGCTGTGCTGGTATCGATAGAATCAGTCAGACTCCGGAAATTTACCCCGCGCGCCTGCAGCTCCGATACCAGAGTGATCAGGTCACGCACGCTTCGCCCCAGCCGATCCAGTTTCCAGACCACCAGCACATCACCCGGTCGCAGCCGCCGCAGCGCACGCTTTAACCCTGGTCGCCTGGCATTCTTTCCGCTGGCCGTATCTTCGAAAACCTGTTCACATTCTGCACGAAACAGCGCATTTTTCTGTAAATCGAGGTTTTGATCCCCGGTTGATACCCTCGCATAACCAATCAGCATGATGTAACCCTTTGAAATAGCTGATTGTAAAAAGCTCCGGTCTTTCGCTCAAACCCTCGTTTGTGCGAACGCCTTTTTTGGAGCAAAAACATGGTCGAACTTAACCCACCTTTGGGAACGACTTCGCCGCCGGTATTTCTGCTGAACGTTCAGAATCTGGATAAGGCAATGAACAGCAGCGACCTGACCTGGAATGACCGCGGTGATATTGAGCGGGATTCCTGGGCGGGGTTACAGCAAAAGTTTCTCGATGCGCTTGCCGTACTCGCACAGAGTGGCGGCATTCTGGGTTTTGAAACTGAAGCAGATTTACTGGCTTATACGCCGCAACAGGCCCACGCCGTAGGGATTGTCGTTTCCACCGGGGATGCATGGTTGTGGGATGGTTCTGCATGGGCCAGCGCCGGGGTGTCATTTGCTGAAAAAGCGGTGAATAAATACATCGATAACATCAGCGCTGCCGACAGCGATACTCCTGTGCTGACGCTCGGGGGAGCGCACGGTTTCTCCTGGCACCTGCTGCGAGAAAGCGGCCTTTACTGGAAGTCAATCCAGCTCAGCCAGGAAGCGCTGAAGAACGAGATTATTGATATCCGCCAGAATCTGTTACGTGCCGGAGGCATTGAGATGAGCCAGTTACCCGGCGGGGAGTTGCTGCTGGTCGGCCAGCATGGCTTCGCTAAAAAAATTCCGCTTTCCACTATCAGTGCGGCTGAAAACGTCGAATCCGATGCTCTTGAACACTGGATTTTCGGCACCGGAGATGCTGCCCTGACAGGCAGAAACGGCAATCACACCCTCTTCCCGCAAAATGTCACGCATGCCTGGTCTAAAAATTATGTGGAGATCCCCGCCTGGGGCGGTGCGCTGGTTTCAGATGTGCCTGACTCACTGGAATATACCCGCTGCGCAGTCGTGCGGTATGACGGCGTGAAGGGCGTTTCCGTCTTCAATAACTCTGACTATGCGCTCAGTATCGGCGGCGGGCGTTTTGTTATCACAGCGGAAACGCGGACCGGCGACGCGATGAAAATCGTCTGCGTGGAAAAAGGGATGGACACTCAGGGCTGGTATATTCCCGCAGCCATCGGCGACTGGATTTTTATTGCCCTGACCGAAAGGCTGTCTGATACCGGGGCCAGTTGCACGAGAAGCATATTTATCGGCGGCCAGGCACCGCTGGATATTCGCGAGCCGGACAATAAAATCCGGCCATTATCGACACTCCCCCTCGCGGTGGGTAACGCATTCTCCGATAACACCAACTACAAAACCAACCCACTGGCGGTTGCTGAGAGCGTGATTTACGACATTGCTCTCAGCCCGGCTGAACTTCAGGCGCTCTACGAACGCCGCAAACAGGCGATGGCCACACGCGGTATTCGCGTTTTCTGAGGGAGACATTATGAGCATCTATCTGAAAGACAATTCAATGAAACTGAACACAGCCGAAACTGTGGATACGGTTGTGGCACCAGTCATGCCGTATACCTCGCTCATCATGGCAGGTAATCAGTCGCTGGAAACGGCCTTTCGCCTCCGGCGCTACGGCAGCACTCTGAGCCAGGTCACGCTGAACGGTCCGTGGTCTGCAAACCAGCCAGGATTTAAAGCGGATGGTACCGCGCTGGCTTATTTTGACGTGGATGTGACGCAGCAGGTTCCCCGCACGCTGATGGTTACAGGGACAATTAACAAAGGTGGACGATTTGCGGGTATTGGCTTTGATAACCCGGAAAACCTCAAAGCCCTGCTTATTGAAAGAGGGAGCGGTGTCTCCGGGTCGGGATTCCCGTCAAAAAACTTCATCCCGGTATGGGCAGGAGCAGCCAGCGGCATTGCAGGGAAACAGCTTGTTCTCGACAATGAGCCTGACGGAGCTTTAACGCTGTTTATCAGCGGCGACAGCACCGGCACCCGTTGGGGTGTGATTTATAATGGCATCATGAAGGCTCTGGCGAAAGACACAACTTATCAGCTGTCGACTACTACTGGCCGAACTCGCATTGGCGGATCGTCAGCACAACCCACCGGAGGCGCAATAGCGGCACCAACGATTTATGCAACTGCGTCGTTTCCTCGTTTGCTTACTGATGACGAGCTGATGCAGATGGCTGACTTCATGAATGGCTACGCAGCAGACATGGGAGCGGTGATGTATGAATAATGTCACCATTGGAGCATTCCCGGACGAGATTGAAACCACCATGCAGTCGGCCTGGTGGAAACCGCTGGCGGTGAAGTTCGGGCGGGAGGTGTTCGCGTATATTGTGACTGAGACGGCGGCGACGGGCAGCGATGTCGGGACGCATAAAGTCAAGGTTGCGCTGCGTAACGCCGACGGCTCATTCAGACTCGGGTATTGCAAACTTTCTGATGGCACTGACGCCATCTATGCCAACGACACCGGACATAACCAGCCATCTGTGGCAGTTGACGGGCTGGGTCACATCTGGGTATTCACATCGATGCATATCGATATGTGGCGGGTATTCCGATCGGCGCGCCCGTTTGATGTCAGCACGATGGCGCAGTTTAACCTGCTGCCGGATACCACATGGGGGAACTCTTACCCGGTGCTGGCCCAGGATAACAACGGCGATGTTTATGCGATGGTCCGCGACTTCCCGATCACCAACGTTACACAGTCAGGGCAACTGTATAAATTCTCGCTGACAGAGCGTATGTGGCGAAGGGTGGCGCAGCTCGGCTATGAGTTTGAGCGCACCTTCTATCCTGACGACCTTTTCGCGACCCGCGATTATGTGCATATTCTGTGGGAGTGGGGGCCGCTCGGCGCGGGTACCCTGAGGCACCTGCCATCGTATGCCCGTTACGATAAACAATCCGGGCAGCTGCACAGCATTTCCGGGGAAACGCTACCCATGCCCCAGGACACAACCGCCGGGTTTAACTTTCACATCAGGGAACTGGAGCCGGGAGAGTTTTTTGTCGAAAACAGCGATACCGCGAATATCAATATCACTGGCGGCGTACAGGCTGCCAAGCTCTGCATGGACGGGGAGAACTTCATCGGGGCACTGTACCGTCACCGGGCGCAGGGTGTCGACGGCGGGACGTTTGGCGGGTTTAATGTCGTTTTCTCAACGTTCAGTGATGGTCAGTGGCAGCATGAAACCATCGTGGATATACAGCAATTCAGTGATATTCAGACAGGTGCTGCGTTGTCAGCCGCATACACCAGAGGTGAGACACGCTTGTTTTTCTCTGTAGAGATTGGCAATAACACTGCCGATCCCTATCAAAACAAAGCGTGGCCAGTGATGGCGCGTAACGTTAACGGGCAGTGGAAATATTCAGCACTCACGGCGACATCTTACCGTCGCCTGCTTCGACTTCGGAATGAGAAAATCAACGGCGGTGACCTGCTGATAATGACCACGCCGTATACAACGCCACGCACTATGTATCGCCTGGTTGTTCCTGAGAATTACACCAGCGATGAGGAGTTCACCACTCTGTCAGCTCTGATTTCTTTATTAAGAACAAAATAAAATTACGGGCGGCTGTCATGATAACTGCCAGCCGCATTATCAAGGCTTAAATTAATTAGTGAAGTATTTTTGCTGATTAGCCGTGATGTTTCTGAGGAAATAATCACTTTTTGAATCAACGAGAATAAATTCGCCGATAGTCACGTAAGAAAGCTCGCTTGGCGCCCCGCTTACCCACGGCCCGCCACCCAGTACAGCGGAATCAGATATTCCTGTGAAATCACCAGACACGGCGCCGGTAACCCATCCTCCGCTGTCCTGAGCGATGCCCTGCAAATGAGTTTTAAAGTCGATGTAGGAGCGAACAATAATATTTGTATTTGCTGTAAACGGGGTAGTTTCTGTCACGATCTCAGCGTTACCCGAATCTGCCTGCGTCGAAATTATCTGTAGCAGGTTTTTCGCCTGACTCTGAAATCCGGCGCCCAGGTTGTATCGACGACGAACGGGGCTGTCTGATTTATATAATGAGAAAATACTACAGGCCGCTGCGGGCGAAGATCGAAAACGCAGAACAAGAGATGAGGACAAACTTGCTATTCCAGATAACGCAGAAACAGCAGCCGTTAAAGATAGGGCATCACTTGTTCCGTCGAATACCACGCCTGGCTTAGAACCAATCAGATCAACAGCGCCTGCCGAAACTATCCGTGGCTGTCCGGACACATTTTCGCGGATAGCATTAAACTCATTACCCGATTGATCGTACCAGACACTGATAAATCCGTTGCCAGAACCGCAAAAATTAAGCAGCGCCGTCGTGTCCAGGTCGCCTTCGGCAGTAAATCCAATATTAATCTCTGTGTTATCACTCGAGCGACGTACACGAATTGCAGGCCCGGTGTAGGATGCTGAAAGCTGCCGCAACGACAGAGCCACTGTAGGAGTATATCCAAAAGTAGGCCAGTAACCGGGTAAATCTTTTTTATCGCCGGTATATGCAGAGTTAGAATTAAGTACAAGCATGATGACCTCTTAATTAAGAATCAGATTTATTTTTTGGACCGCTGTCTGTCCGACACTGTTCTGGCAGGCGCTGGTGATAACATATGAGCCATTTTCACCACCGAAGTTGATTAACTGGCAGCTTTTGATGTCAAAGATCACGCCTTCGGGTAGTGAATAAACGCCGATGGTTTTGGTACATTTCTCGCCATCAGTGACAAGGATTCCGCAATCCCAGAGAGGATATAAATCAACACTTTTTCCTGGTTTCAGTGTTAATGCATCACCTGAAAAACGAGGTCCAATATTGGCCCATGTGCGGGCGGGTTCGCAGCTTGAGCCATCCTGCAGATAGCCATAAATAACGAAGTTAAGACGTCCCGCTTTCGTGTATCCGTTACTGATAGTAATGCTTCGGGTGGATGCATCGTAAGTAACAAAAGGAGGAAGGGAGTCATAGGAAACTGTATGGCTGCCACCGGGTTCATTCTCTTCAGTCATGACTGTCTGAACATGCTCTGAAACATCGTCACGGCCCCACAGAACCGACTTAGCCGGAAGTACTATTGTGCCGCTGCTGCCATAATCAATGTTGACTGAAGGAACGGTGACGAGCGGCTTGATATGACTCAATCCTGTTTTACGCCAGATGCGGCACCAGTCAACACTGATTGTCGCCCCCTTCCAGAGTTTTTCCCATGCCCAGGCAGAATAGGTTTCACCATGGAAAGTGCCTTTATATACATGACTACTCATCAACAAGTAACCCGGTTCACGTACTGAATTGGCATCAAGACTTAATATGCTGCTAAAGGTATCATCAATGAATATCTGGACATTACTTTGATTGAGGATGGCGCTAATTTTATGGTACTTGCCATCAAATATATATTTTTCCGGTCCAAGCGTTCCTCCGCCTGTTTTCGAACCATCTGCTCCCCAGAGATTATAATTTGACGTTGCAAACTGGCTGATGCCCTCGATAATATCCAGCTCATCCGAATTGTAGGTGTAGGATGGCAGCGAACTTTGGGTCCATAATGACGGGTGCCACCCTGGCGGGTTTTGTGTTTTGTGAGTGAACATCGCATACCACTCAATAATACAATCTCCAGTCCCGGCGGGACCGGCGAAAAATGAAAATGCGCCTACAGAGCTCACCATCGCCGCCAGGTCATGCCTTGAGCCTTGCAGATGTGGTTTTTCATTCGCAGTAGCTGCACGGGCCTGAAGCCTCAGAACACCATCCTCAACGCGCATATTATCAAAACCCACCGGCACGCCCCGGTTCGAGTCATTAAAGCCCGTAAACGCGGGGTCAGTGTCGTACATTGTGCCCAGTTGCGTATCAGATCCCCGCGGCGGGTTGAGGTAAGTGCGGGTAGTAAACCAACGCCCCTTAGGATTCGCCGGGCTCAAAATATCCAGCGTATTGAAATCGTCACCTGCAGAAAGAGTGTACCCCTCATAAATTGAGCCAGCCGGACCGGTGCTCTCCAGCATTATCCCGCCAATCTGTCCGGTGGTTTTATCTGATACCCTATTTCCACCCAATAAACTCTCAATGCTAAGCGTAATATTTTTCATCATATCGTCAGCTGTTAATACATATGCGTACCCGGTAGCACCTGGAATAGCTACGTTATCACGTAACCATTTTATTTTCTCAGCATAATAACCATCGGGAATATTAATATAAGCAGCTGTGTCTACCTGATTACGTATATCAATCGAAACAACCGATGATACGGGCGTTTGATTGTTTTTCAGGTTATTTATTTCATCCTGAACTGAGCCAGCCAGCAAAGGTAGATACAGGCGGCCGTCATTTGCCTGAATGAGTGTGTCATGTTCGCCATCACCAAAGCGCAGGATATCGTCCCCGGCAGTTAACGAAGCATAGGATTCAATGTACTTAAAAGAATCCTGGATGGACAAATTAAGTAGCGGAACGAATACACGACCGTCGCAATCCTGTATGAAGGTATCATTCTCACCATCACCTAATCTGAAAATATCACTTCCACTACGTGATGAAACCAGCGATATCAACCGATTAATTGTATTCTGCACAGATTCCGGCAAATAAGGTAAAAAGAAATAACCATCTTTATCAAGAAGACCAACAATGTTTTTCTCACTGTCATGAATTTCAACAATATTTTCGCCTTCAGATTCAGAAATGCGATTATCAATTTTAGCAACGAGTTCTCCTGATGCCATTGTCCGGCCGGTAGTGCTCAGCGTCCCGCCAACGTTCATGACCTCGATAGCGAGCGCACTGTCGTCCGGGCTGCGGTAATACGTGGTGCTACCCTCTGGAATATTTGCGATATCCGCCTGGGCCGCCTCGAGCGTCATATACTGCTTACTCAGCGGAATGATGTTCTGTCGGACCTCATCATTTTTCGCCATCATCTGACGCCAGGTATCCAGCGGTTCCCCGCCGCGATCGTTTACCGTTTCCTCCGGCCCGTTCACTAACCGATCGGCCCGCTTAACGTTATCTAAAAAGATTTCAGGCGTCGTCGTTCCCAAAGGCGGGTTAAGTTCGGCCATGTTTTTTGCTCCAAAAAGAGGCTTCGCGCAAACGAGGGTTTGAGCGAAAAGAGTTAATTAGGGGTTGTTATGGGGTATTACGCGACGTCGCCGGGGTATGTAGCATCGTCGTATGCGTAGAATTCGTCACGATATTGCCGGGCAGTTACCTCGCATGTGCCGTCATCCTGCGGGGCAACTTCCGCCACAATGGCGTGATACACATCCTTCTCTGAACTGCAGAAGATCAGCCGCGGCGGTTCGATGATAGGATCATCAATCTGAATTCCTTCGAACTCAAGCTGATACGGCACTAAGACTTGATAGTCCCCCCCCGGAGAGGCTTCCAGCAGTCCAGAAGCAGTCCCGTCCTGGTACCTGATGTATACCCGTGGATTTGCGAATGACCAGTCTAAAGGCTCAGAAACACTAAACGTTGTCATCCCATCAGCTGTTGTCATCGCGTCGATGAGACACGAGATGGTGTTACTACCAGGAATATCATCAGTCAGTACAATGCGATCGCCAACGTTATAGCAAAGCGCGTCCATTTCCGTAGTGGTCTTGTGAACCAGTCTCTGCAGGCGGTATTTCATCAGCCGCCGCATGCCAATCTGATAAGCGCGATTCTGATCAAGGACGCCATCGAGGGTAAACGCCTCAGTTTTTACAGGGGTCGGATTATCCGGCGTCCGGCACTGTACAGTTTCCTCTGCCCATGTCGCGCCATTGATGTAGGTCACGTCAACGCCGTCATAATCATCGTCGTTAGGGGCACTGAAATCTGTCTGGAGTTCTTCTACCATTTCATGGGGGGTAATGGCCCCGGTCCATGGCTTAATTCCTTCCCTCCCGACGGACGCTAAACCTTGAGTATTCAGCAGGAAATACCCCTTTCCGGCATTCGCAATTTTCTGCAACATTTCCAGCGCTGATATACTGTCTCCTGTCGCAAAATCAAACGTTTCACCGTCGGGAGTCCACCAGGCGCTTTCGAGCGCGTCTATTGCCGCCGAGTCCATTTCAAGACCCAGCGATCGCCCAACATGATAAAGCGCGCCTGAAATGCTGCGGGATGTGCCGGAATCATAAATCCGGGTGGCTACAACGTTTACACGTCGATCTGACTGCGCCGCAAGTTTTCCGCCTGTCTCGACCGTTGCCGCCATGAGGGTGACACCGGCATAAGAAGAAGGTCGCGCCAGTAGCCTCCCACGCAGGGCCTGCCAGTACATTGAATCGCGTGCATTATTACTACCCTGCTCATTACGCCGTCTGCATCTCACTTCAACAAGGCCCGGTACCGACAGCTCAAACCGCTCAGTAAAACCGAGTCCATTAACGTTTTGCAGAGCATAGACGCCTTGTTTACTCGTCCATCCGGCACCAGCACCATACACGCGGTACTGTATTTCCCACTCGCAATGCCTGATCCGCTTTTTGCCTTTGCTGTCAAACCCACAGATACCCGACGGAAACGAGAAATTTACCTCGAAGGCGTCAACCACTTCATTTTCCGGGCACACAAGAAAAGGTCCCAGCCAAGTATCGTTGTCGTTTATACCGGTAGCCTGGTAGTCGATCATCGTGCGCGGTGAAAAACCCGGCCAGGTAGGATCGATAACGCCGTCCACCAGCCGCTGAACCGTTGCGGTCGTGCCGTCTGCATCAGCAATACGGTATTCGTTATCACGGTGCGCCAGCGACAATCGCTGAGTACCCTCCGGGATGCCGGAGAAAGCAGCCCCCGTTGCGCTACCATAGGCCAGCGTGACATTAGCAGTAATCGCCGGACTCCCGCCGCTGGATGCAGTTCCGGAAGTAAACTCCGGGCTGTCGCCGAAAATAGATACGGGAAGAGAAGAAGAGGTGATGGAACCACCCAGCCAGGGGCTGGATATTTCAGCTATCCGCACGACCCCGCCATCATCCTGCGCCATGAGTCCAGAGCCAGTAAGCCCTTCGTTTATAGCAGCAAGAAGCCCTGACATATTCAGATAATCGGCTACAAGGGAGATGGTGAACGCTGTAGCGTGCCAGGTGATATCAAATGTCTGCCCCATAACGGAAAAATCATATGTTGTCGGTGCAGCACTGGCACGTAAACTGGCCGCTATACCGCCGGTTCCAGGAACCGCATCCTGTTTCGGTGTATAAGAAGCGATCACCAGATCATACTCTGAACCACCAATCGCCAGCGTAACGGCCATGCCAGAAACTGGATTGATTTCCGCCAGACTATTACCGGTCAGAACGCTATAACCTGATGATGTTGAAACAAGATAATTTGCCGGGGCAATGATAGTTACAATGGCTCCGGTCACCCACGATTCCGGCAAGGCATTACCATCATCGTCGTCGTCATTATCATCATCAAGTCCGTTGAAGGTCACCGTGGCGCCAGAAACTGCCATACTGTCGGCATTAATATCAACAGAATCGGGTGATGTCTGGGCCATATCCAGACCTGAACCGCTTGATGTCCCGCCAACCTCTGTGCTGTTGAACCAGTTTTCACTACGGCGATCGCCTGAGACATCCGCACCGGGAGAATAAACGTTATAAGAGAATGAATCGCCGAGGGCTGTGACTGGCGTGGCGCCTACGCGAATATCGCCATTTGTAAAAGCGAAATTCCCCATGCCCAGGCATAACATCATCTCTACGGTCATGCGGGTTGGATCGTCAGGGTGAAACCGGGTTACCGGCTGCACGACATAATCGGGATATATCCGTGAGCGACCAAGCACCTCACGAATAGGATCACCTAATTTTGCTTGATTGGCCTTTGCCGGATTGAGATCAAGGGACGTACCATTACTGGAGGAATACCCCCCTTTGTCCATTTGAGACATCATAACGATGGCGTAAATAGCTGATGCAGCAGCAACGGCCGCAGCGACCCAGGCGGCGATAACCGAACCCGACACGGCTTCACCAGGTATTGGATAAACCCTTACATCACTACCGGGATTAATTACACAGAACGGCCATTCCTGCGGAGGTATGGAGACGTTGTTGACCTCAAAGGCAACCCGTTGCCGCATATCCAGACGATAATTTTCTACATTTTCAGACATCCAGTCGTGAACTGTCATGACCCGATGCTGATGCGTTTCCAGCGGTTCGCCCGGTAAACGGGATGGGTATACACGAATAGTCACTGGTAATACTCCACTTTCAGATACTGCTTCTCAAAGCGCGTCAACGGCAGGATCGTCACGTTACGGCGGGGATTGCACTCCATCACATACAGCAGGCCGCCCAGCTCCACCACGACACCGAGATGACCGATTACTCCTCCCGTATAGCAGGCGGCCACCGCACCAGGGCAGGGAGCACATCGAACAACGTTTTGACGGAAGTTATTGCAAGCGGTATGCATTTCATCGCCCTCTTTTACCACACCTTCAAAAGCGGGCCAGTTAGTGAGTCCGAGATCGCGGCGCACTTCATGAACAACCCCGTAGCAATCAAGCACAGGAAAAACCCGTCCGCCCATCTGCCAGCGGACAGCCAGATATTTATCAATATTCAGCATGGGATACCTATCGGGTGTAACGGAGACCAGGGAAATAAGGCAAAGTGAAGCGGTTGCGAGGCCAGGCATAATCAAGGACGTTTTTAAAGCCGGCTGTAATGTTAACGACTACCGGTTTCCAGGAACCGCCCTTAATCGGCATCACAGATGGCGGTTCAGCGGGTGACGAAAGATCAGTGGAAATATACTTCCGAAAAATTATGGTACCTTCCTTTAAGGTATCGGCGGCCTCACGTATAGCGGTAGAAACAACACCATCGATATTGCACAAAGAAAACTTCAGATCCTGTGTACCATCATCGTTCCTTGCCGGAAGAGAGAATGATATTGCGCAGGCAAAAAACTTCACCTCCGCACCATCCTCGGTCATAGCGGTTATGTCCTCATAACCTTCACACAAATAATACGACTGCTCACCCACATTAATCTGAAGTGTGCCAATAATGACTTCAGGACCGGATGACGCATACAGCCGGTTAATTACCGTCATGTTTAGGCCACTCCTTATTCAGTGCAATATCAAGGAGAGATTGCCCGGCCAGCCATTCTGGATAATATCCCCAACCGACAGGGGCAAGTGGTCGCTCCCTTAACTCAAGGGTTGCAGAATAACGCCACAGACCTGGTTTAGTATAAGATGGTCCTTTATACACTCCATTAAACCGACATTTAAAAAACTTCAGTCCAACTGGAGTTTTACATTTCATGTAAAACCATGCCGCACCATCAGTTAAAACGTCTCTATACCACGCTTCAAATACTTGCGCATGCGCATCACTTTTAAATTGCCATACAACAGTATTATTAGTTGGTACTGATGTATATCTTCTACGCTGCCTGGCAAGCCCCCCCACTCTGTCGGTACGAACCATAGGATCAGTCGATTCAAATCCATAATTATCGTATGTCGGGCCGGGTATATAATCATGTGGATAATAAATATCTGACATTATTTCATACGCCTCCCCGGATAGACGGCTTTAAGTGCACGACCGTAATTTTCACTTGGATTTTGTACCTGAGAAGTAAAGTACTGCTTAAGCCTTTTTTCAGACGCCCGCATTTGCTGGTTAACCATCTGCAAGGTGGTATCGTCAGGTTTACCTGTGAAGGTATTATGGAATTCAGCAACAACCGACCCGCTGCTTGTTATTCTTTGCTGGCGAACCTGGTCTAACGTGGCATCCAGTTTTGCAGATGTACCCGCTGTGGTTACGCGTTCACCCTTTTTCAATAACCAGGTTCCCGTTTCAGGGATTTTGTCGATACCATCGTGAGCCATACCAGCTAAAGCCGATGCTGAGATAGCAGCAACAAGCGGGGCGGTGACACCAGCAGCCGCTGCCAGTGCTGCGGGTGCCAGAGCTGGCCCCACTATTGGGATAGCGGCGGTAGATGCATATGCTGCAAGTTGGGCCTGAAGAGCTGTAGCCTGCGCATTAGCGATCATCGGAGCAGTTGCGGTTGCCTGAGTGGTCTTACTTACCAGGAGTTGAACACCCTGGTATACCAGCCACTGTGCGGCCAGTTGGGTCAATGTCTGAATAACTGTTTTGCCAAATCCTTCCACCATATTGCTCAGGGCATCGCCAGCATCTTCAGACTGAGTGGCAAGGTCATACAATCCCTGCTGAAGATTACTTGTTACTCCACTTAGCGCAGTATTGGTTGTATCTGCGGCGATCTGATTGTAATTGGTGGCCATGTCAGCATAGTTTTCCCATGACGACTGAACGCCAGCCAACCAATTATTGCGCATTTCATCCTGCGCAGCGTAATAGCCCTCCAGAGCATCCAGCTCCTTTTTATATCCCTCATCTTCTAGGCTTCCGCCCTGGTTTTTCCATCCCTGACGTAACTGTGCTCTTTCGAGATTACGTTGACTATCCCGATCACCCAGTCCGGCACTATTTGTCAGAGCCGCTGTTTTTTCCTGCATCTGAGTAACGTATTTTAACGAATTGTCCTGAAGCTTGTTTAAACGTTCCTGGGCGACGATCTGATCGCCGAGTTTTGCATTAACTTCAGCTTGGGCTAGGACTTTATCCTTGCTGGCAAGCAAAGACTGTTCATCTTTACTCAGCGCACGGGTTTTCGATGCCTCCTCCAGTACTGAGAAATCAGCTTCAAGTTTCCGAAGTTTTTTCCGCTCAGCACTGATTGTGTCGTTCAATTCCTTATGCTGCTGTAACACTTTTAACTCGGACATCAGCTGCAGGGTTTCAGCATTTGCCTGATCAGAAGAACGGTCACCAGCAGAAACTTTCACGCCTTTGGGTTTTGGTGTTTTTTTTACTGAAGCCTCGTATTCCTTTTTAGCTGCAGCCATGTTTATGGCGTAATCAGCCTGGAGGATATGCCCCTCTTTCAAGGCCTTATTTAATTCATTCTGCCGTGCGGTGTATTTTTCAAGGGCCGTCTGCGATTTAGCATAATTGGCCTGGGCCTGGGCCGCATATTTTTGCTTATCAGATTCAGCCTCCGCCTCCCTTTCTGCTGCCGCTACACTGGCTTTTGCAATTCCTGCCTGTTGCTGCGCCATATCCAGTGCCAGGCGGGCTGACTCACGATCATTCCAAAATTGAGCTCTGGCCTCATTGTTTACATAACGGTCATTTTTCCTTAGATTCCATATTTCATCAGCCCGTTTAAAAGCAGCCTCTGCCTTGCTGGCCATCTCATCTGCGGTATCAGGCCGCCCCAGATCAAGTGCAGCATCCCACATGGATTTAAATGCACGTTTTAATGAGTCGGCTGAGCGCTCAATCGTCCCCATATTATCGATGAGGGTCTGGGTTTGTGTATTAAAACCCTTCGTTGCAGCGTCGTTAGCCGCCTGCAATGCTGCAGCCTCGTCCCCAGAACGTTGTAGCTGAGCAACATAAGCGATCTGCTCCGATGTCACGTTGTGGAACTGTTGTGCCATCGCAATCAGTCCAGACGTCGGATCATTAGTCAGTTTTCCGAAGGCCTCCGCAACTTTTTCAACAGGGACACCAGAAGCCGTAGAAAATTTTGCAACCGCCTGGCTTAATTCATCAAAACGGGCTCCGGCACCAACACCCGCATTAATTAATGCCTTCAGTGAGTCACTGGTTTGATCAAAGGTAAGTCCGGCCTGCTGGCCCGATTTTGCCAGTACCAGCATTCTGTCGGTAGTCAGACCTGCATAATTGCCAGATAACGTCAGCGTTTTATTGAAATCAGAAAGTGTCGACGATCCTTTATAATAAATGTACCCCATTCCCGCACCAGCGGCGGTCAATGCGGTGATACCAAGCGCCAAAGGGGTTACTGAGCCAAGTAAGGCACGAAAGGTAGGAACCAGCCCACCAAACGAGTCTTTTACCTGACCACCTTGCTGAAGCATGATTAGCCAAGGACTCTGACCACCAGCTAACTGAGTGGCAACATCTGTGAACTGCGCAGGCAACATACGCATCGCATTTTTATATTGCCCGATTGAGATACCCGCGCGTTTAGCGGCACGCTCCTGACGTGAAAATGCCGCAGTAACCTGGGCTGAGCTGTCGTTTGCTGCCCTTCCTAACCCACTCAGTTGCTTATTAAGATGAGCAACTTCCTCATCAAACTTTGCGCTATCACCATCAATTTTAACGACCAGATCACCCACTGGCTGGGACATAGCGAACTCCTCCGGGAATGCTCTCGGCTATTGACATAAGCTGCTCGTCAGAAATGTCCTCGTTTTCTTCCCTATCTGTTGTAAGTAAACTAAAATCGAGGGCGGAAATACCGTGTTTGTCTGGATCGGTGAAAAGACTGATTGCGAGGTAGCTTAAATTAGCGAAATGGGAATCAAGAAGATCGTCGCTAAAGCAACGTTCCTGGTAATATTCAATCCATTCGAACCATTCCGAGGAAGACATTTCGGAAAGCATAGCGCGCCAGTCTGGTCGACCAAATTCTCTGGCTAAGCGCATAGCAAAGCGACGTGAGCGGGTCAGGACTTTTCCAGATCCGGTTCTTCCTCTTCTTTAATAGTTTCTTCAGTTTCATCAATAGCGGGAGGAACCATCCCCGAAAGCATCCGGACCATTATGGCTGCACTACCCAGTAATCCCGGTGGATATTTTCGCATGATTTCATGGAAAATATCTTTTCCCTCACGGTTCTCATCGTCTGCCTCGCTCAAGGATAAAGCGACAAGCATGGCCTGATCACGCATAGTCAACAAGGTGGCCAATTTAAAATTTTCTTCAGGAGTGCTTCCCTCAGGCGGTAAAGATTTCCGTTCTTCAACCATAAATTCAATATATTGCATTCGACTGTAAGCAGATAATTCAAACAGCAAAATGCTCTCACCACTGGGATTTAATGTGTCTTTTTTAAGATAAGTCATTATATTACCCTACGCGGTGCTAGGGCACCGCTGTCGAATATATTAAGGGTTAGTTGAAGAGTTATCTTCAGCCAGAGAAGGTTTACCTTTATTGGTAATTTGTGCACTGCGGGTAATAACTTCGTTCCGCGCAATGGTTTTACCCAGACTACTTACCCAACCGGTAAAAAGATCAACAGCGCCATTTGGATATTTAATTTTGTAGGATTTCTCATCGCCACTCATAAACCAGTCAACAAGATCCTGCTGACCAGACTCACCAGGTTTCCATGCGAGTGTAACGCTGGTTTGCCCGGCTGATTTAACCCCCTGAGCAGTGGAATCCCATTCAGGTGCCTCATCATCAATATAAGAATCATCGTATGATTCAGCAGTCAGTTCCCCAGGCGTAATCTCCTTAATTTGTGCTGTACGGGTCCAGCCGACATCGCTTAGGGGCTCATCGAATGGGTCACCTGTTCCAGTGTAAATCCAGAAGGTTGTTCCGGCACCTTTGGTCGGTGTGGTAGGTGTTGCGATTGGCATAAGCTCCTCACATAATATAAGTTATGGAATATTGGAGATCGGCGGAGCCCCATGTTGTGGCTTCATCGTCTCGTTGATAGTCGTAACCGACAACGCTGATAGTTTCTACAAGACTGGTTAGTTCAGGAACATCTACCATCGCCGGATATATGCGGTTTTCCATCCATTTATCCAGCTCGCTGTCGGTGGCAGTGGCTTTAAGAAATACCTCAATGTGAAGGACAGCCTCCCACTCCTCCTCGTCAATAATGCCCCCCGTAGCCTTCGCATCGGTAAGATATACTGCGACCGCTGGCAACTCCTCTGGAGCCAGGAAAGCTGGCCGACCGTCATACCAGAATATTTTTCCGGAGTTAATTGACTTCAGTTTGTCCAGAACAGCTTTTCGTATTTGCGGGTGGATCATTTTGTCACCAGCCTTATCTGATTTTTAAGGGCCGCCATAATCTCTTTTGGCATATCAGATGCCATGAGTTTCGGTAGTTCGTCTTTGAATGCAGTAGTCAGGGGTGTGACAAGTGGCACTTTCACAACTTCAACAGGGTAACGAGATTTGCCGGTTCGCCGCAGAACGTGCCAACGCCCGTTATTGAGTTGCTGAACAAAAGCGCCAGGGAAGCTAAAATTCCCAACCTTCAGAACGCTTCCAGAACTACCGTTGTCGCGCTTACGTCGTGAAAGTTGAACCCGTACTGGCCCCAGCTTTATCGCCGGGAGGTTGCCACGATTTACCCGTATGGTTGCTATCGGCTTTTTAGGGCTCGCCCGCTTAAGCCTTGATCGCTGCATAATCAGCTTCCGCTTAACCCTGGTTTCTTTCGCCACACGGGTTGAACTTCGGCTTATCGCCCTTCCAGCCACCCGGTTGATGGATTGTGATGTCGCTCGAGGAATGGCATTTTTACTGATATTACTCAGGTTCTTCTTGAGCTCTTCCAGGCCTTTAATCGTCACCTATGACCTCCTCAATCCAGATCTGCGGCTTACCATTAAAGAGGAGCCAGCGGGTAACGGTGTAAACCTGACCTTTATAAATAACCTCATCTCCGCGCGCCGGATGATAGCCAGCGCTGAAGACAACCAAGTTAATCCCATCACCAGCGACTGGCCCCAGCTCAGGCAGCAGGTGACTTTCAACAGCAACATGCTCATCGCCATTGATAGTCGCCGCTCTGCCCAGCCTTTTCGCCGTCAGTTCATCCATCCTGCCAGCCATATTATCAAAGGCATTAGCCATTGATTTTGACTTCCAGGACGGTAACGCCTGCAGCAGCATCCTCCCAGGCAGTCCCGGCTAATACCGCATCGGTGTCATCCAACTGAACATTTCCAGCTTTGAGATATACCTTTTCCCCGGCGGTCACGGCATCAGCTGGCAGCTTAGATAAAAGAAAGACACCTTCAGCGAATCCGTCGCCTACATCACCCGGCTGAATATCGGTAATTGCAACCGCAACGATTCCGCCCAAAGCGACCGGTGTACCGCTAAGAATTTCGTCTGCACCAGAGTTTTTAAGAGGGATGGTTTTACCGTCTTGCACGTAATTTTTAGCCATAACGTCTCCTGTCAGCCCCGCAGGGCTGATTTCAGGTATAAAAAAAGCCCTTCCGGGCGTCGATTTTCAGAACTGTAATGATTACTGGCCGCTGGATTTCACCAGGCCGCGGTAATCAAGCGGCGCCACACCAGCATCGATACGAACTTTTGTAGCGATACCGTCAGTGGTAAACCCTTCCTGCTGATCAATGTAAGGAGTATCAACACCATTCAGATACGCCACTTCGATGGTGTCCGTCCCTTTTGCCGCCATCAGATACCAGGCTTTTGCGTCAGCTTCGTCAAGGCGGGCCTCTGCAATCACATCTGCAAAATTCTGGATCGGGTTAATAATCCCGGCGTTGATATCCGCCCCTTTTACGCTTGCTGATTTAATCGTCTGGTTAGCCAGTGTCTCCAGCGCGACCGGCACCAGCATAAATGCCGGGCGGATGTTCAGAGAGCGCTCACCCTCTTTCTGCAGGCGCATCAGTTTACGCGCATCGTCCAGACTGCTTACGGAAATAGCACCGGTGGACAGGTTCTTGTGGTCTGCGTGGAATAACGCCTTACCATCAGAGAGTTTTGGGTTTTTGGTCAGGATGGCGTAAACCAGGTCACCTATAGTCGCCTTAGCAGCACGGCCCATTTTCATCGGAACATCGGTGATCTGATTCAGATCATCGTTGATGATTGCCTGGCGAGTGATGGAGAAAATTTCCCCGTAGGTGGCAAGAGCAATGGTTTCACCTTTATCGCCGGTAGTCACATACTTATATTCAGCGCCTTCGCGAACCTTCCGCAGAGACGGGAATCCGCCCATCCCCACACGATGCGCTGTCTTAAAGTCCGACAACTGGCCTTTCTTTGTCCACTGCTCAAAGGTTTCTGCAGCTTCGTCCCAGCCCTGCAAAATCGATTTGTTGGCGACATCAAGAAGGATGTTGCCAAAATCAGAGGTGCTGTGCGTCAGCGCCAGCCCTACCATCTGCATCGGGTTATAGCTGGATACACCAATTCCCCGCTCAGTCAGGGCCATGCGGGCATATTCACGCAGGGTCATGCCGTTGTAGACATTGTCACGTTCCTGATTTTCAAATCCGGCACGCGCCATCAATGCCTGGCGAATACCATCGGCGACAAAATTACCGTTACCTGCATGAATATGCGCTGGCATGGTTTTCGCCGATGGTGAAGCATCTTTACCCAGCAGCGCCAGCAGTTTGTCTTTAGCCTGCTCGACAGAACAATCCATATCTGCTACACACTGCGCCTGCAGTTCGGCGTGTTTACCACCAAACATCGCAAAGAGGTTGTTAATACCATTAACGCGATCCTTTTGCTCAGCGATTACCTGAGCACGAATGGTGTTTTCGTCGATTACGGAAGGTTGGCTCACCACCGGCTGCTGCACTTGTGGTTGCTGGGGATCGCGTTGCGTGGTAGCTCGCGGCGGCGTTACCATGTTGCGAATATTTTTTGGCATCTTTTCGAAGTCCTCAATACGTTTAGACTGGATACAGGCCATAGCCTGAAGAGAGGGGGTGACCTGGTCGGCAAAACCCATAGCGACGCATTCTTTACCGTCCATCCATGTTTCATCTTCCAGCATCGCCGCTATTTCATCAGAGCTCTTACCCGTTTTCTCTGCATAAGCAGGGATCAGAACAGACTCAACCTTGTCCAGAAGCTCTGCGTAGTCACGCATATCGTTGGCATCACCACCAGCAAAGCCCCAGGGCTTATGGATCATCATCATGGTGTTTTCCGGCATGATGACCGGATTGCCCACCATAGCAATGACCGAGGCCATAGACGCGGCCAGACCGTCGATATGAACGGTAATTGACGCACCATGATGTTTAAGAGCATTAAAAATGGCGATGCCGTCAAAGACATCGCCACCAGGCGAATTGATATGAAGATTAATATGGGTCACATCACCAAGCGCCTTAAGGTCGTTAACAAACTGCCGGGCGGTCACGCCCCAGTAGCCGATCTCGTCGTAGATATAGATTTCTACCTGATTGTCGGCGCTGGCCTGCATACGAAACCACGAATTACTTCTTGCGCTGGCTTTCGGACGACGGGGCGTCCGGTTCTTTGACTTCGGCACTGGTGCCTCCTTTATCGTTTGCAGGATCGGTGTCATACACCAGTCCCAGTTCGCGGTTATCATCAACTTCAGCCTTGCGACGACGTTTCACATCATCCGGATTGCGTCCGCTAGCTCGAACCCAGTCAGATTCTGTCGCAGCACCACCTCGGATTTGCGCTTTCCAGGCATTAGCCTCTTTAACTGGGTCGATCCACGGCATGACCGGACCGGAATAAACTGCAGTGTAAAGCGACGCCATATCCAGCCCACGTGGTAGCTGAATTTCGCCAGAAGCCACCGCCATTTTTAACCAGTTTCGGTACATTGGCCGGGTAATTGCTCCGATGAACCAGTCCTGGAGGATCAGATAACCGTCTGTTGATTCAACCAATTCCTGGCGCTGAGCGCTGTACGTTCCATCGTAGTTTCTGGCTGTACTGGAGAAGCTGAGACGAGCACCAGCAGCAACGGCGCGCAATTGCCCATTTCTGAATGTTTCAAGATTGGGATTCGGGCGATCGGACTTGATCATCCCGATGTCTTCACCAGGCAGCAGATCATCATAAATAATGCCTGGCTCAATCATTACGTCGCGATTGTCTTTGGTGGTATCATCCGTAAAACTTTGCCCGTCTCCTTTTTTTATGTACATCCCCAGAGCAGCTGCTATGCGTGCTGCCGTTAACTCCGCATCCTCGTATTCTTTCAGCGCACTGAGGCGCATGAGCACACCAGAAAGGAGAGATGTCCCTCGGGTCTGATGAAGACGGCGGGTAAATTTGAGATGAAGCATATTCCCGGCATCGACATCTTTCGTATCCAATTGACGGCCGGTAACAGGCAGACTTTTATAGACCAGGTACTTTTTCGGGCGCCCCCAGTTATCTACATATACCCCCTGACAAAGTTGCAGGGACTCATCGTTGGTCATCGGCACAAAATCGGCCTCAAGCGCTTCAAGCCAGAATGGTACGCCAGCCACCGGATCAAGTCCCTGCGCTGAGCCATTCACCATCTGAGCGAAAATTTCCCCGTCTCTGAGCCAGCTCCTGAGCATCAACCGCTCAAGCATCGGGCGAGTAAACTGCCCCGTGACCTCAGGGCTGACCGACCATTCAGCCCACTTCGTTCTGATTTGTTCAGCCAGTTTCTTCGCTATATTTCCGTTCTTCAGTACCGGGTGGGGCTCAACAATAATTCCTTTTGCACCTACCACCCGTTCCTCAAGCTTATCGAACACGCCGATAACGAGATCGTGATTATTGTCCAACCAGCGCGCTTGCTCACGGAGGGATACAGCACCCATCTGGCTAAGCTGGTTAGCGGAACGGTTTTCTCTGCGCGCCTTGTGTGTTCGGGTGGGCTTAACAGCTTCATATGCCTGGATCATTGCTTTCGAACGTAACCGCGCAGCTTTCCATCCAGGGGAAAAGACACCAATCGCATCATCTAACAGGCTCATGGAAACCTCGCGAGCTTATAACCGGGTCGCCCGTTACGCTGAGCCAGCAGGGAAGCAAGACGACGCTCCCATTCCTGACGCCCCTTGCGGATTTCAGACAGGTTCTCCAGCGTCATCTGCTGCCCGTTGAATGTTATAGACTTTCCATCCAGCACAGCTATTTCCGCATCGGTATAACGCTGGATAATGGATTCAATATCGGTTTGTTTCACACCCAGCCTCCTGATGATGTAGTCCACGGGTTGTTTTCGACATCCGGCTTATTTGCCTTCCGTTTTTTTCTGCTATGGGTCGTTTTTGGTGATAACGTGGGTGACGCTTCGCCAGTTTCCGGCGTGCTTTCTTCAATCCACGTTGTCCGCCTCGCCCATTCAGGCGCATCCGGCCATTTGATCTTTTCGTACCCGTGCAATATGACCAGCGCATCGGCATAAACGAGCAGGTCGAAAGCTTCGTTCGGACCTCGGCCCGGTTTGCTCCATTTTCCATCGGGTGAACGCTCCTCATAGGTCAGCTCATCGTAGAACCAGCTGCCGAGCCATTTCGGGAAATGCACATAGTTTGGTCCGGGCGATTCACGCCACAGGGCGTTGTTGACCCGGTCTTTCAGTGCATCGGTCTGAAGAAGGTAAAGCGGCACATCTCCGGCAGCTTTTGCCCGGCGGGTTGAACGGTTCGTGTTATCCGGGAATGTGCTTGTGATAAGTTTTGAGCGTCGGACACTGTCGCCCTTGAAGAGATAAATCCTTTTCCCCAGGCCATTCCTCTTGCATTTACGCCAGAACTTGTAGGCATTATCGGTGACACCATCCTCACCACCGGAATCGACAGCCATCGCCATGAGTCGCATGCGTTTTGACGGGTCACTTGCTAAGGACCATGACTTTTCGAACACGTCAGACAGAAGTAAATCCCAGTCCTCCGGATAACCCGCCGGATCAATGGGATAACACTCGCCGTGCTCGTTTGCCCGTAATGACTGGCGGATGTTGTAGCGATCGACCAGCCATCGCTCACCCTGCTCACCGTATCCAGTCACCTGCACTACGAAACGGCGAGATTTACCGCCCTGCACATCGACGGTTGCAGTCATAAACAGCACGCCATCCGGTACAGAGCGCTTTGGTACGTCTTCGGCGCGTTGTTCCAGCAGTTCGCTTTTACGTTGTTCGAGACTGGCACGGGGGAGATAAGGTCGGCCAAAGTCGGTATTAACTACCGTTTTCAGCGTCTCTTCACTCTGTGTGGACTCATATTCCTGCTCGGCAGTCAGGAATTTGTAAATCATCTGCGCCCACGTCTGATATGCCGCTGCAGGCCCTTCCATCCAGAATGAAGCGATGCGCGATCGACGCGGTTCACCAAATCTGGTGCCATCACGACCTATTTTTTCCCCGTCGCGCAACCAGACATGGCGGATATTCAGTTCACGTTTCATGTCCGCCGTGATCCTGCCCTTGCAAGCCGGGCACTGCAGATAAGCAGACTCACTTGCCAGAACGGGATCGGAGGAATCCCGGTAGCCCGTCATATTGGCTACTTCCGGCTGAAAATATTCTCCGCAATGTGGGCAAGGCCAGTAAAGGCGGCGGCGGTCACCACGATTAAACAACGATAAAATGCCGGTGGTCGGCGGTGCTTCATGAGTGGTAGTTGGTCGCCATTTTGTGTCACGAATATCGCGACCGGGAGAGCTCTCAACTAGGGTCATGCCGCTGGACATAAAGGTTGTTGTACGCTTAGAACCCAGTGAAAAGGCATCGCCCTCGCCATCGATATCTTCAGGGAAGCGATCATAGTCAGTCAGCGCCACGCTTTTATAGTCTGATGACGACATAATGTTGACTGACGGCCAGCCAATCTTGAGATAGTTCCCGGCCCGAAAGGTGCGATCGTGAACGTTATTGTCGTTACGACGCGGACTGAGTCGCGATTTTACTTCCGGACTACACCGGAATGTGCGATCGAGGCGTTTCTTGGAATGTTCACGCGCTTTCTCTTCAGAGACCTGAATAACCAGCATGTCAGCGGGATCACAAACGATGTTGTAGACAATCCAGCCGTCAATCAGGCCAATCGTTTTCCCGGTTCGGGCCGGACCGACAAACACCACCGCATCATATTCACGGGATGCCAGACAATTCATCGGCTCAATAATATAAGGGGCCAGATTGGGGTCCCATGGTACGGAGTTACCCGCCCCCATCGGCACACGCATATATGAGCTGACCGCATCGGCCACCTGCATACGACGTGGGGCACGAAGAATACCGGAGACATCGCGGCGTATCCCCCTGGCAGATGCCCGTTTTGTCATCAGTCCTCCTCTGGCTCATCCTCCTCTGGTTCAGCGTCCATTACTTTTTGGGCAACCTGATCGCGCAGGTCATCAATCACGCTTTGCACGCGTGATACCGCAACCGGCGTAAGTGCACAGTCGCGCTCAAGAATGTCCGGAAGTGTTTCAAGTACCATGACGACGGCTTTCGCCATCATTGAAAATTCACGTGCGACGTCTTCGGCGGGGATAAGTTGCTTGGTATCTACTTCAAATTTCAACCGCTCGTTTTCTGCTTTCCAGTGAGCGAGGCGATCAGGGGGTGTCATCTCTTCAAGATTCGATGAGGAAACCGTCGGGATCATTAATTCTGTCAGAATATCGGTGACAAGATACAACTTAAGTTTGCTGTTGCTTCCCTGGGCGGGACTGACATTTTTTAGCCTGGTAGCGACGGTCTGGCGGTGTACGCCAGTAATCCCAGCAAGCTGGTTGATATTGAGTTTTAAAGCAGCGATTTCCTGGTCCATGATGGTGAACACTTTTTATACGATTCGACATCATTGAAAATCCGACATCTGGAAAATCAATAACCTGTGCACATGATGATGATGACTATGAAAAATGAAAACTAGCCGTTTTCCGCGAGTCCGCCGCCCCGTGGTAACCCATCCCTCGGGGAGGACCCATCAAATGATAATAGTTATCATTTGTATTTATAGTCTTTATGAAACTACTTGCCGCTGAGAATAAAAAACCCCGCCGAAGCGAGGCTCTTGCTAAAGTGTCGATGTTAAGGTTGCGTCTTACTAACAACATAAGAATCAACAATCCCATCTTTGTTTATTTTCACCACTAACGCCTTGCCCTGCCCTACGCTAAATGCCGTTGCGTGAGCATAGGTCCAGGTATATATCTTATTGCCTTCAGAGTCCGCAGTTACTGTGGCAGGCTTTCCAAAGGTTGATAATACTGTTTGCTCAGTTGTCACCCCCTTCTGAATGGACGCGACATCGCTCTCAGAGAAGTCTTTGCCTACGGTTGCGCAGCCAGCCAATAGTACAAATCCAAATGCAATAATCAGCTTCTTCATTTTCACTTTCCTTTTGATTGAGAGGCTAATCCTAACCTGGATGAAATACATTAAGAAACAATTATGATGGATTTATCGTGCACAGCTCTGTTCATGCGCTAGAGCTTTAGAATACGCCCCAACGGTACACTTGAGGTACGATAAAAAGCCACTAGCAGATGCAAGCGGCTTAATGATTTTTAAAATAGTGATTAATAGTTTGGATCAGGTTCAGCTGAATCAGCATCAAAGTGCTCAATATAATAAATTAATTCACTAATTGCTGTTTCTAATGAGTTCCCGTGATTAGGAGCATAACCATCGTATATGTGGCTTGCTCGCCACATATACGGAGCGTTTATTTCAGGTTTAATTGTTTTTAGTATCTCAGCCCTTACTTGTCCCACTCCATGGACTTCAAAGAGATACTGCTTGACCACTTCATACATTTCATAACTCATATTACTCTCCTGATGAGTGCCGGAGATTTCAGATTACCCTTGCGCTTAACCCAAAGAAAGCATTATCACAGGCACTCAGTGAATGCCTGCTGTAATGCCTAGCTGGACTGCTCAGCGCTGGTATCGAAGAGCGGCAGCGCTTCAGTTGCTTCCTGTACTGCTTTCATCGTCTTTGCCACTACCTCAGTTTCTGAGGTGACACGGCTGTATTGCTGGATGAAAAGCTGATACTTAAGCGGATCATCCTGAACAAATTCTACGGCGACTTTAGCTGCTGCTGTGTCGTAGTTCAGGGTTGAAAGCAGGTTCAGGCGAATCTGCTGGGCGTCGGTAATTTCGACCATGTCATACCTCTGTGCGATGTGGGGAGCATTATCTAAGCCACTCGGTGAATGGCTTCTGTAATGCCTACTGCTCTTTGGTAAATGACGTTACACCAAGTTCAGCAAGCTGATGCTTTACCGCACCAATGCGTCGGCTAAGCTCACCAGTGACGCTACTGCGTACTGCATTAACAAAGGCATCATCCTGATAACGACTCTGAATCGTGACACCTAGCCCTTCCCCACGGACGACGATTGCGCGTTGTGCTTCGAGTTCCCTGAGCTGTTCGCATAAGATTGAAGCTGCGTTAACATTATTAATATTCATTTGCTTGTACCTTGCGGGCAGTTCGCCAGCACTGATTTGTTGTGCGCCAGAATGTCGCGCTTGGTCTGACGGTCGAGAACATCGATATCGTGGTCGGTCAGGTAGATGACCCTCACCCAGCTGCAGGCCGTATCAACCACCACCGGGGCGGGTAAACTTTTCGCGCAGCTCCCGATCAACATCGTCATCAGGCATATGGCTAACAGTCTGCTGTACATTGCTGACCTCTCTGGTGGCTTTCTCTTTCCGTTCCGCTGCTGCGACGCTGGCAGCGGCATTATCTTCGGTGCGCTGCTGTTCGGCTTTGGCTTCCGCTTTATTAGTACCTCGCGCATGGCCTAACCCAAATGCGCCAGCGACAATGGCCAGCAACACAGTTGCCAGACCAATAATCATTTCAATGCCCATAGCGACCTCACACCAGTACTGATTTAGCCTGATTGAACAGCGCACGGCGTTTATCCAGACCGTTGCGGCCACCGTTAATAACCAGCGTTACGCGCTCAATATCACCGGAATGAAGAAGGCAACCGTGGGAGACATAAAACCATGCGGCGGAACGTGCGGCGTAATCATCTCGCTCCAGCAGCTCAGGCTGGGTGACAAGGTCAAGCTTCAGCGCCTGTCCGCAGCTGCGATAGTTGCTCAAACCCGTAACTTGTTTCAGGCCGCGACCGCGATATTTCCAGCCATCACCGGCAACCTGATTACCGAGATTCTTTTTTCCCCACTCGCCCCCATACACCAGATTCGCGATTGCTCGCTGATTAGCTGGTTGCGTTGCCGTTCTGCCGAGTGCGGCGGCCTGCTGGGCGGTGATACGGTGTTTACCGAACGTAGGCACAAGGCTATCTGCTGCATAGTTCAGATTTTCCACCAGCCGGGTAAAGCCTCCGGACTCGTGCCCCATCTGGGCAATGAACATCGCCTGATCGAGTGGAGCTGTGATACCGAATTCTGTTATCGCAGCATCAATGTGCGGAAACCAGCGCGCAGCTAACCCGGCGCTGATACCAGCTGCCCTTTGAAATTGTGATTGGTTCATCAGTGCCTCAGTACATCAACCAGTCGCGCTACATTGCCTCTTACGCTCAGCAGCACAACAAGGATCATGATATTGGCCCCGATAGTGGGCCATGTTGAATAGGGGTAAATGCCGCATAGATACGCCAGCGGCACAGAGCTGTATATCACGGTTATCAGCCATGCCAACCGGGAGACCCACTTCCGATGCCGTGAGTCTCGACGGCGATAGAACATTAGAGTAACCACGACACCAGCGCATAACAGCGCATTGATTGTTGCTGTCGGATCATTTAGTACCACCGGAACCTCCCCGGCGCGTTATTAGCGCCACCAGCGAGCCAATATCCTGATTGTTCAGGAAGGTGAGTATTTTCACGGCCAATGCCGAAATGATTACGGCACCAATAGCATCCAGCGGTTTATCGCTGTACCCGGTAAGTGCAGATAACTTGGAGCCAACCAAACCGGCACACAGAACCCCGGCGATATAGGACACAACGAAATAAGCCATCCGCCGTGTTGCACTCAAATCGGCAGCGGTAGCTATATAAAACACAGAACCAGCAAATGCCCCGAACACAACACCGTAATCAGTACCAGTTAGCAGGCCATAGATGCTTGCGCCCGTTAAAGCGCTACCAGCTACGCCCGAGCTGGTTATTGGATCGGACATTTAGCCCCCTCTTGTTGCTGTAGGTCCTCTCAGAACGAGGGGAATTAAGTTCAGGCTTTCGGGCTCTTATGTAAAAGTGAAGGTAAGTAGTGAATCCCGAAGCCTGAATTGGGTGGACACCACAGCAGTTGGGAAGGTGGTGACCGTTTATGTTTTATTAATCTTTTCTATCTCGCTGACTGTCTGCATGAAGCGTTCAGTTTCGAGTTCAACACCAATAGCGCGGCGACCCAGTTCCATTGCTGCTTTTACTGTAGAACCTGAGCCCATAAAGAAGTCGGCTACGATGTCACCCGGCTTACTGCTGGCGCTGATAATCTGCTTAAGCATGTCAGCGGGTTTTTCGCATGGGTGCTTGCCTGGGTAAAACTGAACAGGCTTATGCATCCATACGTCGGTATACGGTACAGCTGCGGAAACAGAGAAGTAACGCCGTAGCGTCTTATACTCTTCGAGCAGCTCTGAATATTTACGGTTTAATGATTGGTAGGTAGCCACCAGCTGATGATGCGGATGTTCAAGCCTCTGTTTAAGGTGCTTTTCAATCGCTATACGTGTGAATAACGTTTGTAGCTTCTGATAATCCGCTTCATTCGGTAACGACCACTGACTGAGCCCAAACCAGTGGGAAGCCATGTTTTTCTTCCCGGTCGCCTCGGCTATCTCTTTTGTTGTTACGCCCAGTGCTTCACGCGCATCTCGAAAGTATTCAATCAGCGGTGTCATTACATGCTGTTTGAGTTCGGTGCTTTTGTTCTCGTAATCGTTTTCCTTCCCTGTGTACGGCCCTAGATAATGCTCAGCAAACAAAACCCGTTCCGTTGATGGGAAGTAAGCGCGTAGGCTTTCTTTATTGCACCCGTTCCATCGTCCCCACGGTTTGGCCCAAATTATATGGTTCAGGATATTGAACCGGCTCCTCATCATGACCTCGATATCTGAGGCCAAACGGTGACCACAGAACAAGTAGATGCTACCCGCAGGTTTGAGAACTCGTGCGTACTCAGCAAGGCATCTATCAAGCCAGCGTAAGTAGTCCTCATCCCCTTTCCATTGGTTGTCCCAGTCGTTCGGTTTCACCTTGAAGTAAGGCGGGTCCGTAACTATTAAATCAATGGAGTTGTCCGGGAGGGTACCGATGTAGTGAAGGCTATCAGCATTGACTAACTCAACACTGTTTATTTTTACAGTATTTTCCATAGATCAGTAAGCTTAACTCTGATAGGCTCACTTTGCTTTTGCGCTAAAGCAGTGGGCCTTGGTTAGCTTGTGACCTGAAAGCATGAGCTAATGGCTGGTAGGGTGCGTCAACACCCACCAGCCGCCCATTTCCACAGCAGAAAGCCCCCATTACTGGAGGCGCTTATAACATCCGAACTGATAATCAGATAACCCCGCCATTACTAGCTGCGTAAGTATGAGCTGGCAGCGTTCGCGGCTCAGGTGGGTATTCTGTGCAATCTCTCCAGCAGTAGCCGGTTTATCGCTTAATTGATTGAAAACAGCCTTTGCCGTTTCTGTCATATCTTGCTGTTTTAACATGTCTTTTACCTTATTTATTTGGCGTGACATACAGATAACTCTGGTTCGTTCATCCAGCAAGAACTATCTATTGAATTATAAAAAAACCCCGCCATCTGGCGAGGTTCTGTAATATTTAAGTTCGTGTCTAAGTGACCACTCTTAACACATTAATATATAAAATTCGTAACGAATAGTCTTTTATGCAACTTTCTCTATTTCCCTTTTATGGGTCCAATCATCCATTTCTAATCTGGCCCCCGTCATAATGATGCAGGCATCAATAAACGTTTCGGCAATCATTAAGCGGTTGCGTATTTTCCCCTCAGAACATTTTTCCCAGCGAGCAATAGTCGATTTAGAAACGTTGTGCATGTAATGCAACATCACCAGATTTAATTCGTCTTCTCTTCCGGCACGTCTGAGCATTCCAACAGCCGCATCAACGATCAGCCCGTCATTGTCACAACATGACTCACGAGATTTAGACGTATTTAATAAGAGACCTTTAAAACCGGCACCAATTGGCGACCAGTCAACCTGAGAACCTTCATTAATAGCCCAGGTGCCCCATCGTTCGAGTACCAGTTGAATATCACGCTGCATGGTTCACCCCTTTTATCTGGCCCGTAATTATTTCAATGCTGTTGTTACATTCGTTTCCCCAGCGGTCCCATCCTTTCCACTCTTCCCGAGCGAATAGTTCTATCCGTTTCACATCGCCGTATAACTGCTCCAGTCGGTTCCTTACTTCCCACGGTTTAGCGCTGTGCTCACCGAGGCAAGTGTGAACAACCTGTTTTACCGATGCGCTGGCGCGGGTTAGTCCGGTTCCCCTGGTGGCTATCAGGACGTCTTCTGTATTGCTCCGGGTATGATTGCCACCGTTCATGCGCGTCTCACGGTCCAGCATCTCAAGCAGATCATTGAAGTCCACCAACTCTCCGGCGTTTAGCGCCTTGTTGAAGCGGTCAGCGGCGTTCTGATTCAGTTTTACCCAGGTAAATCCTTTCATTGTTCTGACCCGGAAACCCCATGATTCAGCCAGTTCTACAGCCTCGCGGTTATGGGTCCCCGTATACCACATCGCCAGTACAGCGTTATCAGCAGCCAGCTTTCGAACAGGAAGAAACTTCAGGTCATCAATACTCATTGTGCTGTAATGATTACAGGCTGCGCCGTTGCTGATTCGATTGCCGTATTCCCACGGCGGATCACAGTAGATAAGATCGTAATTCATGCGGCCCTCTGCTTTTTCAGTTCGCGGGTTTTACGGCGGTATTTAGCCGCTATTTCTTCCAGGTCTTCTTTTGAGTAATGCTTCGCCTCGTGTGGGCCTTCCAGCCATTCCACCAGCGACAACCCAAACCACTCGATCAGCGTTTCCCTGTAGCGAGCGTGTACCGTGGCATTTTTCGCAGCGAAACGACCTGAACCACCGTTACAGGCTTTGCACTGCCGATAGGCGTTCTTCTCTTCAAAGCGCAGTTCAGGACGGGCACCAACCCCCATGAAATGACCACAATCCCACTGGCCACCAAAGACCATAGGCGGATGATAGGTACCGCAGGACGGGCAAGGTTTACCCTCATCGCGTTCGCGGATAAAAGCATTGAAGGCGGTCTGAGCTTTCTTGATATAGTCACCGCGCGTCAGCAGCGCTTTTTTGCGCATCTTCAGCTTGTCCTTTCTTTCTGCCTCTTCCTTTTTGGCTATAAGCGCACGGCGGTAGCCTATGGCACACAGAGGACCGCAGACCTTTTGCAGGTTACGATCTGGTGTAAAGGTCTCCCCGCACTGAGGACATTTTTTAGACTTGTACACCTTCACTTTTTGCCTAGTTGGTTTCTTCACTGTTTCATCCCCCGGTGAAATACCCACTCGAATACTTCTGAGCCGTTAAGCAGCAGATCGTTAAAATCACCCTGCGCTGGCCAACGAACGGAGACACTTTCCAGATCGTTCTTTGCGTGGAGATTTGCTGCAGCACATTCAAAAGCAGCGGCATGACCTGCACCGTTGGCGTCTGAGTCAGCAAAAATGATGAGGTTCTTTACCCCGGCAGGAACACGGAATTTCTTCATGAAGGCGGTATTCATCGTCGCCCAGGTGTTGCACTTCGTGATCTGATGACAGGCCAGAGCCGTTTCTATCCCTTCGGCAATTCCAAGCGTTGAGGATATGGGGAACATGCGGATAGCTACGGATTTGGCGAACTCTAAATAACTGTCCTCCTGCAGTTTCATCATCTTCTTGGCTGCGCCGCCTGTTTGCGCTTTTGCCTCCCCATCCAGCAGGGTGCGATGCAAGTAACACAGTTCGCCACGGTCATCAGTTGCCAGCGCGTAAATTGCCTGAAGGTTTTTCCCGTCTACTGGCTGTTTGTCGCAGTATCTGACGCTCTCAGCAGGTAAAGAGTTGATGCCCCTCCCTTTGAGGTAACTATCTGCGCCAGTACCGCGCAGCGTGGTGAGCTTTGCAAACTTCCGGCTGACTTTCTCACGTTGTTGCGCCAGCGATGTACGTACCGGATTTACTCTGGTGCGATCCGAGGTGTAGGTATTACCGATCAGCTTGTCAATTTCAGTGGCCAGTATTTTAAACTCTTTGCCTGTCTTAGCTGTAAGCAGCGCCCATCCATCACCGGAGCCGCATACGCAGATATATGACCCGGTGCCGTCTTTATCATCACAGCGGAATTTCCCTGTACGACCACAAAGAGGGCATTCGCCTTTCAGATGGTTTTTCCCGGTAATGCCAGGGAGGCCATAGTATTTATAGATTTCCGCCCAGCGACCAATAGCAGCTTGTTTGGTATTCATGCGGCTTCTCCTTTCTCTTTTCTCTTCGCAAAGGCGATCAGTTTTGATTTGATGAAATTCATTACTTCAGGTGTGATTTGCTGCGGGGTGTGGTGTAACCCTCTTGGCCATACGCCAAATTTCTGTTTGTAGGTATGTGCGCACCAGCCATCACTGACCGGGCGTCCCTGAGCTGCGCGGGTTCGCTGATAAAACAGAATCTGAGACCACCAGGATTGCTTCTGCTCTGGGGTGTGTTTGACTTCCGCTTTGCTGACCTTTTTCAGCCCACGGGATTTATCTGTTTCCACGTCTTCCCCGGCCAGGGGTTTAAAACCGCATTTCGGGCAGATATAGATTCCGGCTGGTTTGACGAAGTGGCACTGGCTGCATTCTTTCGGCAACTTCTCCGCTTCATCGGTTTTCACGGCTCTCAGCGGTGCTTCTTCCATGCCATCAGATGTTGAAGGGAGATAGTCGTATTCAATGTCGTCGGGATAACCCAGCTTATTAACCGTGCCTGTGTGATCGAAGATGAGGCAGTGATCTTTACCAGGGGCGGCACGCAAGCCACGGCCCAGCGTCTGTATCCAGCGCATTTCGCTTTTGGTCGGCCTGGCGAAGATGATGCAGCGAACATCGCTATCAAACCCGGCTACCAGTACACCAACATTGATGATTATTTTGGTAATGCCCTGCTCGAAACGGCGGATCGTCAGCTGGCGTTCGTCGTGTGGAGTGCTGGCCGTCATAACTTCAACCGTCACGCCAGCGCTGGCAAATTCAACCGTCACAAAGTTGGCGTGAGCGACATCGACGCAAAAACAAATCGTCGGGCGGTCTTCGCCGTTCTCAAGCCAGTTTTTCACGATGTCGCCTACCAGCTTGGCTTCGCTCATCACCTGGCTGAGTTGGTTTTCTTTGTAGTCGCTGCCATAGCCTGCTGTGTATGACGTTTCCACTTTGGACAGATCAGGATGCGACGGTGCATAAAACTCATATTTGCTCAATGCACCAATGGCGATCAGTTCCTTCATCGTCGTTGGCTTAATCAGACGCTGGTAGTAATTGCCCAGGAATTTAGCGAAAGGCGTACCGGAAAGGCCGATCACCTTCGTTGCTGTGTTGCGAGTAAGATTGTCGATAACCTCCAGCAGTTTTTTGCGCTTCAGGTGGGCTTCATCAACGATCAACAGGTCGATATTGTCCGGGAACTCACGGCGAATCAGCGTATCAGCACTGGCAATCTGGATCAGAGCAGTGGGGTTGTATGACGGGTGATCGCGCCAGACGTAACTGATCTCTTCACCAGGAAGACCATATTCCATGAATCGAGCTGCGGTCTGGTCCAGCAGAACCGTATACGGAGCCACAAACATTACGCGCATTTCACGACTGACAAAGCCATCAGTGATCAGCGCGGCTATTGCAGTTTTGCCAAAACCTACAGGGGCGTAGAGCATAAAGGAGTTATTCTGTTTCCAGGCGCTGCGCAGCATGTTTAACGCGACGATCTGTTTTTCGCGGGGCTGGATGTTAAGCATTAGCAGTAACCTCCCCGAAGGCCATAGCCACCAGCTCGGCGATGACAAACTTAGTGCGCTGACGCTGGACCGACAACGTAACGGTTTTGGTCCCGTCTTTGCGCTGGCGGCCTTTCAGAAAACCGCCGTGAATGTGTCGAATAAAATATTCAGAGTTAGCCAGGCGCGGAACACTGCGGACCCGTCCGAGGTTGCTGACTTCATAGGCTTTGGAATATGGCTCAACCGGAACCGGGACCCATTTTTCGTTAACGTCTGAATAAATCATTTTGGCTCCTTTTGGATGGCTAAACGTCCAGATTTCCATTTGGCGTTTTAACCCCATTCAGTGATCTATCTGTTAGATCGTTCTCTTCTGGTAAAGCTGTTCCAGCCCTTCGGGCTAAAACCCAACACCGCCCCCTTTCCCCCAACCCGGTTTTAAAAATTCATACCCTGGGTGGGGGCGAGGTATATCCCCTGACTGCTGGGGTATATCTCGTGCAAAACTCTCGCAATCGGCGATTTGCCGTTCGTCGTGCTGCGTTCTGCTGCCGGAATGACACCGGTTCTGCGTCGAATGCCTCCTGGTACGCCTGCGCATACGCCATCGCGATTTTTTCCCGCATACCTGCCGGGAGTGTTGCTAACTGCTCTTTAATCCACGGGGCGTCCTCACGAGAAAAAACCGTGGGCATAGTCACGTATATATTTTCGTCCTGATACACTGGCCCTCCTGCTTACGTGGTGAGCCTGTAAGGGGTTACTCTCGCTTTGGTTTTCGTCGACCAAAGACAGCAAGAATGGACTTCACTTCTTCCTCTCGTGCTGAGAGGTGTTTCCTGTGGTAGTGCCTGATTTCGTCCGCTTCAGCTTCATCAATCACCCCATCTTCCAGAGCAAGATTGATTACTTGATCCACATGACCACGCATGGCGGCTGTCTTCATGGCTTTATTGAAAAGTTCGACCTGATCCAGGTCTTCTAGCTTGGGTACATCCACCAGCAATGCGCCGCGTCTTTTAGCGAAGTAATCAGCCAGTTCAGCTGTTCCTGAAATGTCTTCCATTGCTTCCAGTTCCGCGACCTCAAAGAACCGGCACCCGTTTTTCTCATACAGGTTGTTATTGAACTGAGTGACCGTCATACCAAGAGCACCAGCCATAGCCTCACGCCCGCCTGGGTACGCCTTGCACATTGCCTTCACAACTTCTTTGAGACTTTGCTCTACCATATTGAATTTCCTTTGGTAGTTACGTTTACGCGGCTGAATCAGTAGGATTTTGATAAAGCGACTGGTCAAACTTCAAATGCCCGTTGGTGATTTTTTCAACCTGATAAGCCCTAACTTCGGGAATTATTTCCGGCCATTCGGATACGGACGGATGCTTAATCCCAAGGGCTAATGCGGTTTTACAGACACCTCCGAAATAATTAATAACTTCGGATTTCCTCATGTTTGTTCTCCGACGGTTTAATTTAGACTTAATGTAGGATATCCAACATAACGATGTCAAGAATCCTACATAACAAAAATGGTAGGATTGCCTACATGATGAACATGAGCGACCGTATCCGCCAAAGGCGGAAGGAACTTAAGCTGACGCAGCAGGCACTAGCGGAGATGGCTGGTGTGAATCGTGTCACGGTTACGGGATGGGAAAAGGACGACTATCAACCGAATGGCGCAAACCTTCAGTCACTAGCGAAGGCGCTTCAATGCGACCCGCTCTGGCTTGTATCAGGTAAAGGTGATCCAAAACCTAAGCTCAACCTGAAACCTGAAATATTTAATGTAAAACACGTTCCGCTAATATCGTGGGTGCAAGCCGGTTCATGGACAAGAACTGATCCAGGCATTCGAGCTGACGATGCAAAGGAATGGGTTTATACCACTGCGTTAGTTTCTGATGGTGCCTTTGCTTTACGAGTACGTGGCGATTCAATGACAAACCCATCAGGTGCCCCATCAATACCAGAGGATTCGGTGATCATCGTAGAGCCAGATATCATGGATATTGAGGCTCTGAATGGAAAAATAGTTGTCGCGTATCTTGATGGTGGTCATGAGGCAACTTTGAAAAAGTTTGTCGAGGATTGGCCTCATAGATACCTGGTACCACTAAACCCAAACTACAAAGCCATAGAATGTGGTGAAAATTGCACAATCGTAGGTTTGGTTAAACAAGTCATAATGGATTTCTAATCCCCTTCCCTTCCAATAAGCCGAGCAATAGCTCGGCTTTTTTGCGCCCAAACAAAATATGTTGGTTATCCTACATACATTCTTGACACCTTAATGTTGGATATCCTACATTAAGCACATCAACGGCGGACAGATACCCAACCGTAAACGTTACGAACGGGGTTCGCTGAAGATGGTCGAACGGCGCGACTCTAAACCATGCGTCGGAACCGTGGCGAGACAGGATGTCGGCAATACGGGTTAGTGAATTAATCAAAGGCTTCGGGCCTTTTACTAATCCACTCAATAACGATTACGTGAGGGTAAGCGCATGTCAGCATGTATGGCTGTAGTTCTTAACGGTAACACCGAAATCAAATATTTCCCTTTCCACGACTCACGTAGCGCTGACGATGCTGAAGCTATGGCGGACGAATGGCGCTATCAGGCGATTGACGCTATCGGAGCTGAAGAGTCTTCCCGCTTCCACCTGCGCGTAGTCCGCCCGAAGGTCGTTTTCCAGCTTCCATCCGGAGCTGTATTGGAGTGTGACCTTGATGACGTAGACATCAACCCACGAGCCTGCGCCGATCTGGATTATCACCTCTGCGCATTCGGGTTCAATCGTAGTCTTGGCTATTGTGGTAACTGGGACTTAGACGGCGCTGAAATTATCGAATACATCGCATAACAGCTTCTTTTGGCGGCTATCCAGTCTTCCACCAATCAAACAGGAGGAGGAGGATAATGTTCTGATGGGTAACCGCCCTTTTTCTTCTATGTGTCCGCTCCCGGTGTTTGCTGGGATGCCCAACCCAGCGCGGGTTCAACTCCTGCCGGACACCTCATCCTTCGGTGATTTATATGACCTTCCGTAACGTTAATTTTCAGTACGGCGACCTGATGCGCGCCCCTCGTGGTGTGCAGGCCGTTCGCAATCCTAAATCATTCGTTCGCACCTGGCGGCGGAGCTGGCTGTACAGGCTTCTTACCCAGAAAGGCGATCCCTGCTGATAACTGGAGATACTTATGTCCGATACCAAAAACACCACGCCGTTTAGCCAGCAGTTGGCGTACATCAACAAAGGCACTCTCGATGCCGAGCTGACCGAAGCGCTGGCAGAAGTCATCAAAGCTGTACGTGAAACAGGTAAAAAAGGCGCTGTTACGCTAACGCTGAATTGTTCCATGCTGAATACGCGCGACGAAAACACCATGAAGGTGACGCCAAAAGTCTCTCGCACCATTCCCGAACTGGACCGCGCTGATACCATCATGTTCTCTACCGCTGACGGCGATCTGCTGCGTGATGACCCGGCGCAAGTTCAGATGGATTTAAAAGTTATCGAACAAGCACCACAAGCTGCGCCAATTAAGCTGGCCCAGTAATCCCCCACCCTCTGTTTTCAACACATCAATCGAAAGGAATTATTCAATGTCTCAAATTGAAGGCTCTGCCGTGCACGACATTCGCGATCTTGTTGCTGCAACGCTGAAAACTGACACTGATATCCCGTCTGTCGTCGTACCGGATGGCTTTGATGTCAAATCGCTTGAAAGCCTCCAGATTGCCCCGTCCCGCATTCGCCAGATTACTAACCTGATTTCCCCCGGTTCGTTAATTGCTTATATCCAGCGATTCCGTGATGAGCGTTCTGTTGTTTTCGCTGATAAGACCAAAACACGGATCGTCGCGGTGCTGGACTTCCACCAGAACGCCGATAGCCCACACTGGGGAACGCACAAAGCGGTTTATGACTGCCCTTTCTCTGACGAATGGAAAGCCTGGTCTGCTGCTGATGGCACCAAAATGGATCAGATTAATTTCGCTGAGTTCCTAGAAAACAACATCCAGAATGTTGCGCCAGTCGGTGATAACTACTCGGGCCCGTCAGGAACGGAACTTCTGGAAATGGTTCTCGCGTTTCAGGAAACCCGTAAATCTGAGTTCAAATCAGTTAAGCGCCTGACTGATGGTACCTGTCAGTTCCAGTACAGCGATGAGAAATCCGGTTCAGGTAACACAAAAATGCCGGAAAAAATCAGCCTGGCAATTTCTCCATTCCATAACGGCTCACCGTACCAGGTTGATGCCCGAATCCGTTACCGCCTGCGTGATGGCCAGTTGATCCTTTGGTATGAGCTGATCGAACCGAAGAAAGTTGTTGAGCATGCCTTCCAGGAGATCGTAACCGATATGGAAAACCAGCTCGGTGAAGACCTGCCTATTTACGAAGGTTCTATCTAACCCATCCATTCCGTGTGTTGTTTTATGCGCCTCCAGGTGGGGCGCATAGCGAAGCACTCCCTAATTCAAAAAGGTGACCATATGCCCAGCTTAGGCCAGCTCTATAACGATAAAGAATCCGGGTTAACTACCCGTAAAACCTACAACGTCCCGATCGCCTCAATTTATGCGGAAGAAGGTTACAACGTTCGCGAACTGAATCAGGCGCATGTTGACGAATTCCGCGATGCGTTTATTGCCGGGGAATATATCCCGCCGCTGGCCGTAGAAGTTACTGAGCGTGGTGTGAAGGTGATCGACGGTCACCACCGCTATCACGGTGCGCTCGCTGCTATCGCTATGGGCCACGACATTGTGCGGCTTGAATGCAAAGATTTTGTCGGTACTGAAGCAGATAAGATTGCTTTCATGGTGACAAGCTCGCAAGGGCTGGCACTTACTCCCCTTGAACGTGGCGCGGCATATCACCGCCTTCAAAATCAGGGCTGGAGCCCGTCAGAGATTGCAGCAAAGGTTAAGCGCTCAGAGTCCGATATCCTGCAGCATCTTCAATTGCATGAATGTACCCCGTATATCAAGAAGCTGGTCCGTGATGGCTCAATGAACTACGCAATCGCGATCGGCATCTCTCGCGAGCATGGGGTATACGCGGATCGTGAAGCCTCTCGGCTGATGAAGAAGGCTGAAGCCGCCGGTAAGAAAAAGGTTACCAAAAGCATTGCCAATCCCCAGTTTAACGCTGGCAAGGCCAGGAAATTCCTGGAGCTGATTGCATCCTGCAGCGAGGACACAAGCGAGGGGCTGATCATTGAAATCCCACCAGCGATGCGAGCTGAAATAATTTCCATCCTCCGGGAGTTTCGCCACGGTAGCCCACCAGCAGAAGACTCCGCAGAACCTGCTGATCAGGAGAGTGATGCGGCATGAGCGACTCCAGCAAACTGATATGTCCGACCTGTGGAGCCGTTGCGCAATTTTCATGGCATGGCAACAGCCCTTTCCTGAGGTATGGCTCACTTCACTGCCCTGCAAAGCATCATTCCGTGAGCGTTACATACCAGAAAGACAGCATGAAATCAGCGCGCGCGTCTCTTATCAGGCAGTGGAGCGAGTTAAGCAAATAACTAATTTCTGAGGCCTTATGAACTTTGATCCTGACCATTACAGCAAATACGCACTGCGTCGGTTTGCCGCGGTAGCTAATCTCATCGGGTTAATCGTCTTTGTCGTTCTGACCTGGGGTATCTGCATGATTATTGAGTGGGTAACAGCATGAAAGTGAAATGCATCAAAGATACCGAGGGTTGGTGGACCGAAGGCGAATATTACGAAGCAGTAGAATATGTCGGCGGATTTATTCTGGTTGGTGATGATGAAGACCCTGCAGGGGAAGGCTGGAGCGCCATGCCTATCGAATACCGGGACGATGGTTCGATTGTTTATGCCCTGGGCGGTATCGAAGGTGAAGTGTTATTCGAGGAATCCAACCATGACTGAGAACACCGAAATAACAGCTGAAAAACTGGAAGAAATCCGCCAGCGCTACCGCCCAACTGAAGTTCCTGAATGTCATATTTGCGGCGCTGAAATGACAATTCAGCGTATGTCGGCAAGTCGCATCACTTATGGCTGTGCTGGCGCTATCTATGACGAAACTGGTTGTCATTATGCTGAAGGCCGAAGCCTTGCGGATGACCACTACGCTGAATCACGCATAACGGTAGTCGATGTAAGTGATCCTGATGTTTTGGCTATGGTAGAGGCGCTGGAGAAGGCGCAGCAGCGTATTACTCAGCTGGAGTCCCGCACCGTGAAGCTGCCTGATGATGAAGATGGCCAAGCATACGGATTCGGGAAATGGTCAAACAGTAAGCTTCCTGCGACAGCCGGAACCATGACAATTGCATATTGTGAAGATGCCTGGCGGACTGCCTTTGAGGTGTTCTCGTCTGCCGCTGGCATCAAGGTGGAGGCTGAGTGATGGGCGTAACAAAAATGATATGTGTCAGTTCCACTACGCCAGCCTGGTTTACTCCAGGCACCGTTTACGACTCAGAACCTCGCGGTACCGATATCTGCATTTGTGGCGACAACCTCGTTTCAGACCTCAACAAGGAGGACTGGTACGAAATGAGTCAGCGCGCAGATGGGTTGTGGTTCTTAATCGGTTTTCAGCAGTCAATTTTGTTTCGGGGAGCCAACCAATGACTGATGCCCTGACCAAAGAAATAATCATTGATGCTATGCGCAGTTCTATTGAGGGCTTCGCCTTCTTAGTCGTCGATTCGCTGGAGTTTGAACTTAAGCGCCAACTTACCGACGCTGAACAGCAGGAAGTTTCAACAGTTGTTGAGCAGTTGGTTCTGACGTTTCCTGAACCATGTCCGCGCTGTGGTGTAACGTCTACGCGCCCGAATGGTGAGCATTATTGCCATGCTAACAGCGTGGAGGCTGAATAAATGACCAGTAACCAGTTAACCAGAGAACGGCTGGAAAAAATTAAATCATGGCGTGAAACCTATGGCGCAGGAAGCAACGTAATGCTGCCAGCTGAAGAGGCTGAGGAGCTGGCTCGCATCGCGCTGACCGCAATGGACAGCGAGCCGGTGGCGTGGACTGATGCAGAGGAATTAAGCGACCTGAAACGCGACGGTTATGCAGCAATGCTTTCCTTGGCTAGAAAGTATTGTAAGCATGCCGATCCACGACGTCAGATACTGTTATTCACGCATCCAGCCCCATCGCGTCAACGCGACCAGGTACGCAACGAGCACGCCAAGTGGTCACAGGCTACGTTCGGCGATGTCGGCCCGGTAGGTCCGCTGAAGCACCTCAGCAAAGAAGCGCTGGAAGCAGCTGCCGAACCTGGCGACCTCTCCGAGTGGGCTGATATGCAATTCCTACTGTGGGACGCCCAGCGACGGGCTGGTATTACAGACGAGCAGATTACCCAGGCGATGATCGAAAAACTGGCGATGAACAAACAACGCTCATGGCCGGAGCCAAAAGACGGCGAACCAAGGCAGCACATCAAAGAACGACCTCGTAAAAAAGTAGACCGCTGTGATGTTTGCACTGAAGGGGCTCGCGGCGGGTGTGGAACGTGTATTTTCAACGGTAATTTTGAATGAGGTGCTTATGACTTCTACAGATTTTATGGAAGAGAAAGAATTATTTGACCTGCTGGGTAAGAAGAAAACTGCTGTTTGGAGATTACGAAAGGATCATGGTTTCCCTAAACCTGTTCTTACATATCCAACCCGATACAGCCGTAAAGCAGTAATACAATGGATAGAATCTGGAGGAATAAACAGCCAGCATTAATTATTATACATCCTTTAATATAAAATAATAACATAAGGAAGAAGCACTTTCCTTTATGAACTCATGAGAATCATTTTGGATTATTTAACATTTTGATGTATAATTTACCACATTATTATTAAAGATAACTGGAAAGTGCGATGAATCTATATAAATACCAACGCATTAGTTTGGACTCTCTAAGTTCATTGAGTAATTGTTGCTTATGGTTTTCTGGTTTTGATAAGCTTAATGACCCATTTGAAGGCACATATGAATTAACTGCTCAAATGATATTTGGTGAGACAAATAATGTCAACAAAGTCAACGGCACCATTTCTGCTATAGTTAATGATTCTGGAGTATGTTGCTTCTCAAAAATTAACCCAATAGATCAGTTCAATTTTAAAGAAAGCACCTTGATGTGGTCTCATTATGCTGAACAATTCTCAGGAATCTGTATTAATTTTGACCACGATAAACTTTTACAGTCACTAAATGAGAATAGAGAATCTCGAATCATTCATAAAGATGTTATTTATACATCGCTCGCACATACAGTTAACACCTTCAACGAAGCAAAAGATGAAGACATTATGTTTAAAAAACATGATGCTTGGTGGTATGAGAAGGAATACAGAATGGTAAATACACAATCAGGAAAAAACAAATTATTAAAATATTCTCCAATGGCAATTCAAGATATTTATGTCGGTGGGCGAGTCAGCCACTCAAGCCTGAATCTTGTGAAGATAATAAGAGATAGCATTAGAAAAGATATTCCAATTATCAATGTTTCCGTGAGTAATTCCGGATATAAATATGATATACATGACTTTGACGAAAATTAAAAACATAAGATACAAAAAAGGGGTATTATTACCCCTTTTTCATTGGTTTTCTAGCCAGGGAATTAAAACTTATATGTAAGCTTGCAAACTAATATTTAACTATATTTTTAGCATACCATAAAATTTTATCAGCATAGAGGATATACGCTTCTTTCTGTTCCACCAGCCAATCGTGTTTGTTATACACCGCCATCACTCCTCCCAGCTCATGCCCCAGCATTTTTTCGGTGACATGTGGCATAATCCCTTCCCCTGATAAATTCGTCACAAGCGAGCGCCTGAAGTCGTGGGTTCGCCATTCCGGTATATCAATTTTATTCCTTAATTTTTTCATATAGAGATTAGCTGACGAGCGATCTATGGGCTTGTCCAGTTCCTGACCGGGAAAGAGCACATTGTTTCCAGCATTGAGCAGCCTATCAACGAAAGGTTTTACTTGGTCGAAAATAGGCCTACGAATTACGTTACCCATCTTGGAATGCTCTGATGGAATCGTCCAAATCAGATCGTCCATGTTGAACTCACTGGCGGTAGCCAAGCGCAGTTCTGATAACCTAGCCCCCCAAAGCAGCAGAAGTTGATGAAGCACCTTGTTTGATGTAACTATTTTGTTGTTTTCAAGAGCTAGCCAAATCTTAGCCAGCTCGGTATACGTCAGAACACGGCTACCGACATCAGGTTTTTTGCCAATTGTCTTAACGCTAAGCTTCAGGACTTCGCACGATGGGATCAACTGTCGGCTGATACACCAGTTCATTACAGAACGTAGCTGTAGAAGAAGCACTCTGGCCTTTTTGCTGTTCTTCTTTTCCTGCTTATCAAAGAAACGCACCCATGCAGAAACAGGAATGTTTACTACCGGAGCATCCGGGAATTCTGTGTACATGGTGTTGTACACAACTGACTTATAGAGCGTCTGAGTATTAGGCTTCAGCGTCTCAACATACTTGGTCCACCACTGATCCAGGCACTCCTTTAGCGTCAGTTCTCCGTCTTCTTTGGCAAAATAATTTTTAGGGTTTAGTCCCTTGAGGTACAATTCGCGCATCTCGCCGACTATCACTCGGGCATCTTTGAGAGTCATTGCAGGATAGCGGCCTATGGAAAGGCGCACAGGCTTGGCATTCCAACGATAGCGGAATTGAAACGTAATCGTTCCAGTGGGAGTTATGCGCACACTTAATCCGTCACCATCTGTGACTTCTGGCGTGCCGCTGTAGGGCTTACCGTTGATGCTGCGAAGTTTGGTGTCGCTGAGGGCCAC